CATTTTCACGCAGCCAGCAAACGCGGCGAATTGGCCCAAATCATCGGGCGCTCAATTTCAACCCGTCCGGTTCGTAGAGAGCCTTTGGCGGGGAGCCAACTAATTCCAGTGTGAACCGTTGGAATTGGACTGCGAAGCAAAGCATCTTCGCGGTATTCAACGATCACGGCAGCATTGCTGACGCTGATCTGTTTGACAAACGTGTTCATCAACATACGCAGTTGTTTGGGGTCCGGGCAAGCCCGGATCACCCTTTGTATCGTGGCCACGGCCATTTCAGGGTCGATTTCCACCAGGCGGTAATCCGGGGCTTGCTTGGTTTCCAGGTCTTCCAGCGCTTGCTGCACGTCTTTGATGCTTTCGTGGAACACATTCAGCCGCTCGACTGTGCCGGCCAAATTGGGAGTGTCTTTCCCAAGGGTTTCCATAACCTCAAAAATCTTGTCACGCTTGAATTCGGCTTCGCGCAGCTCTTTCACCAGCGCTTTGCGCCGCATGGCCCGCTCTTCTGCCCATTTGCCACCGTTGGCCTTGATGTCGTCGATGACCTTTTGCACCACTGTGATGGTCAATACCTTTTCTAGCAGTTCGTCCACCATCCAGGTGTCGAAAACATCAGCCCTTGCAGGCTTGAGGCAGCAACGCGGTTTGCCGTTTTTGTGCGCCAGGCAGGCGTAATAGTTGTAAATCTTTTTGCCGCGCCCGGTGCCGTTTTTGATCTGCAGTTGGTCGCCGCAGATGCCGCATTTCAGCAGGCCGGTGAAGGCAAAACAGCTTTTCGCTGTACCGCCGACTTCGTGGGGGGTTCTGTCTTTCATCATGGCTTGCACCTTTTCAAAATCTTCCTTGCTGACAATCGCAGGATGGCTGGCCACCTGCACCACTTCATCCGCTGGCTTCGCTTCGCGGGTCTTAAACTTGATCTGGTTGAACAGTCGCACGCCCATGTACGACGGATTTTTCAAGATCATCATCACCGAATTTTTTCCCCATGCCTTGCCTTCTCGCAGCAGCCCGGCCGCATTCATGCGCAGCGCCACGGCCTGCGCCCCCAGGCCCTCGTCCAGGGCTAGCGCATACATCTTGCGCACAATCGCGGCCTGGTCATCATGCACGGCCAATTTCGAGCGCTTTCCTACCCGCTCGATCCGGTACCCAAACGGTGCCCGGCCACCCACAAAAAACCCGTCCCGTGAGGCGGTAATCATCGACCGCAAGGTGTCCCGCGCCACGTTGCGGCTGTAAATCTCGTCCATCATGCCGGTCATCACGCCCAGCATCCACCCCGCGTCGGTGTCCAGGTCGATGTCCTGGTGCACATAGGCCGCTTTGGTACCCCATTCCAGCAACTGTTTGGCGTTTTTCAAGGCCTCTTCCAGGTTGCGCCCGAAGCGCGAAGTACTCCAGCACACAAAGTGACTCACCTTGTGCGCCGCACAGTACGCCAGCGCCGCCTGAAACCCGGGGCGCTTGTCGCTGCGCCCGCTCACGCCATCGTCCCTGAAAACTTCGACCACCTCAGTGCCCAGCGCGTGTGCTTTGACCCGGCATTGCTCAATCTGGCTTTCCATCGACACCCCATCATCCGCCTGACGCTGGGTGCTCACTCGGGCGTAAATGATGGCGCGCTTCATGGCTGAAATTTAACCCGGCCCGGGGCCATCAAACGCCATATGTGACGATCGCTGACTTTTTCACCAAGATCGCGCTGGACAGAGCGCGAAATCTCAGGCTGGCTCATGCCCATCGCCGCCATGGCCTCAATAAACCGGTTTCGCTGGTAGCGTTTGTACGCGGCCAGGCGCTGCATGCGCAGCTGCAGGCCGGATTCGTTGTCGGTGTACGTCTCATGCGCCGCGTCCAGGATGCGCCACATCGTCATGAAGTTCTCAAACCCAATGGCATGCGCCACCTGCAGCATCACCCGCGACACACCCATGGCATCCAGCTCGTCAAGCATTGCCGCCTCACGCGCATCGAATTGCCGCATGCCAGCATCGCCCATTGGCAAACTTTTGCGAAATTTTGCGAAATTTTTTTGAGCCCCTCTGGCGACTTCTGAAGGGCTGCATCCATAGAGGTACCCACCCCCCCCGGCGGGGTCAGGCGTGTAGGCCTGCCGACCCTCCACCCCGGGCAAGTCAGCCTGCAACCAGCCTTGTGCAGCCGCACCACTGCGCTTATGACCCATAAAAGCCCCCAGTCTGCCCAGTGACAGTCCCGCCATTGACTGCGCTTTCCTGCAGCACACGCAGTGCACCCGTAACGAGTCTGCCTGTTCTTGCTATCAATTGGGGAGTACCCCCATTTACAGATGTCCCCGCCGAGGGTTCAAAGACAGGGGCCTTGCCAGAATAGGCTTTGTGTATCAGTCGAGGGATGTTGGGCATTTAGGGTCAACCTTAAAAATCAGCCAAAAAAACGGGATTAGTTTGGCAAGCGCTTAAGCAGCTCACTCACCGGGGTCTTCATCTTTGAGAACGGGGCAGCCTTGTCCACGGTCTTCATCTTCTTGCGCATTGCCAGCTGGGCATAGATAGCTGTGCTCTTGGGATCAGCGTGTCCCATCAGTTCCTGGATGGCCAGCATGCTGGTGTCTTCCTCAAGCAGCTCGGTGCCAAACAGATGGCGCATGGCATGGGGGTGCAACTGGTCTTCAGGAATGCCCGCCTTGATGCCATGGCGCTGAATCAAATCACGCACGCCCTTGCGGCTCAGCCTGCGCTTCTCACCAATGAACTCATGATCTGCCAGGGTGGGGGATTTGGTAGTGACAAACAACACCTTGTCAGTGCGCCCGCCCTTGCCCTTGAATGAACGATCGATTCTGGCCAGATCTTCATGCCCCATGTACACACGCAACAGCGCCTCAGCCTCACGCGGCACGGGCATGATGCGCTCACGGTCGCCCTTCTCAGTCACACGAATAGTCAGCCTGGGCGTGCACTCCAGCTCCATAGTCTGCAGGTCTGACTCATTCAAGGCGGTCAGTCCAGACACACGCAGCCCGCAGCCAATCAGCAGGCTCAGAATAGCCGCATCCCTGATGCCCACGAACGTGCCCATGTCTGGTGCCCACATCAGGCGCTCAGCATTGGCCAGAGTGATGGTGCGCGGCAGCGGATGCCCGGTGATCGGGTGCAACAGCTCATTGGCAGCATTGCCCTTGATGCCCTTGTCATGCAGCCAGGCATAAAACCCACGCACCGCGCTGATGTACGGCTTGCGACTGCGCGCCACCACACCTTTTTTGTGCAGCCACAGCCCGCAGAACACCTCCAGCTCGTCAGGCTCAGCCTGCACCAGCGGCTTGCCATCCATAAACTCTTTCAGGCGCATCAGGGCAGCCCGGTAACACTCGATGGTGCGCACCGTGCGGCCACGCAGCCCCTCCATGTACGCCAGCCAGGCATCCATTGCCTCGTCATCAGTCCAGTTTTCAGCGCTCATTGCGAACCTTTTTCGGGGGGGTATAGGCATTTCAACCCGTGGATGCGTGGATGGGGGGCAAAACGCCCGTAACCCCGCGTCAACATTGGGTTTTGCTCAAAAAATAGTCCACGGAAAACCCGTGGATTAAAGACCATACCCGTGGAATGGGTATTCATGCACCAAAAAAACCCGTGGATTGACTGCCTACCCCTTTTTGTCTCTCTCTCTCTCTCTTTCTCCAATGAAAAATAAGAAGAAGAAGGCGAAAACGGCGCAAAAACCCAAAAAACGACCCGTGGACAAAATGGCACAACCCGTGGAAGAAATGGCACAACCCGTGGATTCTGGAGACAACCCGGGGACCACTTTTTCTTAGAAAAACAACGACTTACGTGATAGTACGCAGTGCCATCCACGGGTTTTTCGAGAATGCCCGACCCACCTTTGAAGATTTTGACTATCGCCCCCCCTTTTCCCTTCCAGTTTTGCCCCCCGTGGGGCCGGTTTCCATCGTGGGGGGGTGCGGGGGGGGTGGACAAGATGCTGGGACGTTCCCACCTAAAAACCAAATCAGTTGCTCCGCAAACTGACCCACCAAAACGCGCTTGGCTGCGCGTTAGCAAGCCTGGTAAGGCATACATACCACCCTGGTCCAAAAATCGAACTGACGGCCTGTATTTCATTAACTCCGCCCCATGCCTACTCATTCTGAGGTTTCATAAAACAAGCCAATGCGTACCAGCCTTTTTGCCTGATGTATTACCAAACAACGGCTGATGTGGAGTCAACGCCAGAACCTCGCTCAGCTTGATCTGGGTCTCGTTCCACTTAAACACCAGCACGCCATCGGTGGCCAGCACCCTAAAACACTCACTGAAGCCAGCGCGCAAGTCGTCGCGCCAGTCCTGACCTAGCTTTCCGTACTTGGCAGCCATCCATGACTTGGGGCCAGCGCGCACCAGGTGCGGCGGATCGAAGGCCACCAGGCTAAAACTCCCGTCCGGGTATGGCAAAGCCCGAAAATCAAACAGAGCATCAGGCTCAACACACAGCGTGCGAGTCCCGCTGGCGTTGCCATGCGAACGGTCGGTCACTGTAATGGTCTCGCTGCGCCGGTCACCAAAAACAACATCCGAATGCTTGCGGTCAAACCACATCATTCGTGAGCCACAGCACGGGTCAAGCACTCGTTTATTCATACTGCGACACCTTCTCCATCGGCACCACCGCATGCAGCCCATACTGGCGCAGCGCCTCCAGGCTCAGGCCCACCATGTGGCCAATACGCTTGCCTGAAACAGTACGTTCGTACACCTCGGGCTCGCCTAATCCATCCAATACCAGCACCCCCGCCAGCTGTAATTGCTTCTTCAGCGCCCGGTCACTCTTGATCGGCAACTCATCCCAAAACGCCCGCAGTCCGTTGCTTTGGCTCATGTGATCCATGATGTGGCCGGTGCGAATGCACAGCCAGCCGGAGCCATGGCCATCGCTGTCAAACATGAACGGGTAGCGGAATTCACCGCGTGCAATCTCGCTCAATAGCTTCTCGATGATCCACACCCACGGATGCCGCGTGGCCTTGGTCTCGCTGATGTGCTGGTTCATTTGCTTGGTCAGGTCGGCCAAAAAGTTGCCCGTCTCCAGGTGAATCTCCAGAAAGTCGCACAACAGGTGCCAGGCCACGGCCACGGCGGCATAGTTGTTCACCATGCGCTCAGCGCCGGCATCATCCGGCTTGGCCAGGCTGGTGCGCTGCAGGTCAGCCACCAGCTCGGCGTGCAGGCCCAGCAAATGCTTCTTGTCCTGCCCGGCCAGGTATTGAATCCACTGCCGCATCGGGAACATGGGGCAGTCCGGGGTGATCATGGGGCCGCGCTTTTCTTTGGTCAGCGTGGCCCGCACCAGTTTGCCCTCAAGCCCGTCCACCGGCACATCCTCACCGCTCAGCAGCACGGGTGCAGCCATCAAAAACTTGCGCTTCAGCCCAATGCCCCGGCTGGTGCTCTCATACTGGTACGACTCCTGCAGCGTGCCCACCGCCTTGGTGCGCAGCTCTTGCCGGTTGGTGCTGAACTCGCCCCACGCCACCGGCTGGCTGGTGTAGCTCACAGATCCGATGATGCGGTACTCGCTCTGCAGCGTCTGGCGGCTGAACTGTTTCATGGCAATGGCCGTGCCAATCGCCTTCACCACTGCGCTCTTGCCAGCCCCTTTTTCCGCCTGAATCACAAAGTGTGGCCAGTAACCAATAAACGCCTTCAGGTGCGCACCCAGCGCCCACACCATTGGGATCGCCGCCTCATTCTCTTGAAACGTGCCCTGAAACTGGCGCATCACCTCCACCCCGTCACGCGGCTGGCCACTGGGAAATGTCAGGTTGTAATACGGGCACTGCTCGGTCGGCTCGCTGAAAAAGCAGTCGGTCCCCTCATTGAGCGTGAGCCGCCCGTTGCGCCAGGCCAGCCCGACAAAGTTGATCGCATCCCGCGCGCCAATGCCCGCCGCACGCTCCCAAACATTCACCATCCGGCTAAAAGGCGTGGGCGCATAAATCGGCCCGAGCTTTTTCCACACCTCGATGTTGTGCAAGCGGTCATCCTCCACCACAACCCGCTGCAGCACCGGGCCATGGCGGGCCGTCTGCACGCTCAGCGCAAACATCGTGGTCGGCGAGTTGTCCGGGTTGCCCGTCATAGTGCTCTCGTCTGACGCAATAGAAACCCGGCTCACCGCCGCCACTCTGAACCCGCACACATCGCCATAGTCATGCTTCTCGGTGCCAGTTTCCTCGTCCTTGGTCGTTTTGCCAATCACCTTGGTGAAATCGCCCTGCACCCGGTATTTCCAATACACTAGGTAATCGTGGTGCGGCAGGTACAGTCTGGGCTTGCCCCATCGCTCATCGTTGCCCACCATGCCCGGTATCAGCCAGTCCTGAAACTTGCGCAATGCCTTGGCCGTGTCGTCCGGGCCCCGGGCCTGCAGCAAATCATTCACATCATTGATCGGCTGGCCATCGTCATCCTTCCAGTCGGCTTGGTCCACCATCAGGCAACTGATGTCCAACCCGGTCAAAATCTCATGCAGACGCCAAAACGCCTTCAGGCCAGCACAGTAGCCAGCGTGGGGGCCAGTCTCAAAGGGCAGGTCATTGTCCATGCAGCCAATCACCTGTTTGCCCTTTAAGAACGCCCAATCAATCGTCTCTACATTGCCAGTACCACGCAGGCTGATTGCCGCGCAGCCGGGCAGGCGGCAGCTCTCGATTGACAGCACATTGATGCTGCTTTCCACCACATACACCGTCTTGGCCGCTTCCAGCGCCCGCCAGTCGCTGCACCACGGATAGCTGGCTTTTTCGCCTTGGCTTTGGGTTTTGACTCCCCCGTTATCTTCACCCTTGAAATAGCGCATGTCCACCGCCACCACCTGGCCGCTTTGCTGGCTGCGCACCACAAACGCCGCTGCCGGGCCGCCCCAGTTCACCTCGCCGCGCTGCACCTTGGTGCTGGTCCACAGGTTCATGCCCAGCGTACCCCTCTTGACAGCCGCCTCGATGGCAAACGGCTCGATGCCACGGGCCACCAGGTAGTCAACCACTTCTTGTGCACGTGGCCCTCGGCCAGCGCGCAGGCAGTTATCTGCAATAAACTCCGCTCTGCTTTGGGCTTGTTGCGCCACCGGGCGGGCCTGGGTGCCAATCACCACTCCATACATGCTAGCCAGCTCACGCACTGCGGCTACAAACTCCAACCCCTGCACCAACATCAGCAAGTCAATCGGCCCGCCATGGTCTTCGGTGCGAAAGTCCTTCCACTTGCTGCCCTTGCCAGAGTCCGCGTAACACGCCAGAGTCTTGGGTCGACCTTTGTCGCTGGGGTTCTCAAAATTTCCTTTGTCATTATCGCGAGGCAATCCCAGCCGCTGGGCCAGGTCAGCGCAATCCACCCGGTGGTTCAGTTCAGTGGCAGCCGCTTTTAGCGGACTGTCGCCTTGGTTTTGTTGGTGTGACATGTTATTGTTTTTGAAATAGCTTGCGCATAGTGCGAAATGACTGGAGGCATAAAACGATTTAAATCAGAACGGAAAAACGTCAAATCTCCTGCACTGCGCGTCCTCGGCATACTTCAGGTAGTGATTGCGTATAAACACATAGGGAGGCATTGGCAAAGTACAGCCTGCACTTTCCAATGACTGCCTCAACATTCGCAACTTCGCGTCCAGGCTGGCCCAGGTGCAGGTGTCACACGATTGCATCCAGTTCGCAAAATTCTTTGGCTCAAATATCAGGTCATCCGGGTGCAAATGACATTTCTGTTTATCAAGTTCCCTTAAAAATGCGGCGTAAGCATTCCGTTGTCGACGTTGTTTATCGGGGGGGGAACTCATGACTGCACCACCTTTTTGAACCGGCCTTCCAGATACCCGCTGTATTCCTCTATGGCGAGAGGCAGCGTGATCCGGGTGTCATCGGCATATGGCCAAGGCTCGCCGCAGTCAATACAGGCATAACGGAAGGTTTGCATAGCCACGCAAGCCGCTTCGAGTTTCTTGGCCAGCACCAAGGCCGCTTTGGCGCGCTTGAGTTCGGCATTAGGGTTCATGGTGCACCTTCCAAACGCTGAATATGTGTGGCTTGCGCCTCGACCAAATCAAGCAGATTGAACACACCAAATTTCTGACACTGCACATCAGCGAAGGCCTGCTGTTTTTCCTTGATTGCATCGCGATGCATTCGATCGCGTTGTGCCGTACAGGGTTTTGATTTTCCAGTTCGCAGATATGGGTCATCCCCACAGTAGTTCAGGCAGTCGCAGGTGAGGCCTAACATGACTTACCCCCAAACGGCACATTGAAAAACCCCAGCCGACCCTTCCAGGGCATAAATGGCAAGGCCTGGGCATCCTCAAGCACAAAGCCAAATGCCCCATCATCTTCACCGCTTCCAGTAAACCATGGCGAGCTGCTCCGCTGAACGCAATCCACCACTTCCACAATGCCCACCAGACCACCACGCTGCAGGTCACTCATCGCAGGAATCTTTTGCACCAACTCCGGCCCAATAAAAAGATCAACGAACATAACTGCAGCGTCATAGTCGGCCACCGTCATCGTTTTGCTGGCATGGATAAACAATTCACCCCTGAAATTTGTTTTCCAATCCCGGTTTTCGATGTCCTTAAACCCGTGTGCAATCAACCATGCCCACGGCTGCCGGATAGAAAGCGCGGCGCTCATACCGGAACCTCATCCCAAACACGACCATCAAGCAGGCGGCCAGCGGATTTTTTGCCGACACGATAAATCCCAACATAACTCTCAGGCCATGGATTTCTCATCGACACCACGCAGCCATCAATGGTCAATTTTGATGTTGTGCGCCTGATGGACGTGCTCACGGGTTGATCAAGGTTGGCATGCCTTTCGTCAACCCATTCACCCCACTGTTTAAACAGGAATGGCACGCCAGCCGCCTGGCACTGATCGCGCAGGCTACGTGCCCAGTCAGGGTGCATTGGGCGAGCGTTGGGGCCGGATTCGCCACCGACGATGACCCAGTCCACCATATCGCACCAAGAGTGATAAATGGCCCGTGCAATGATCATTGCATGTTCACTGACCTGAGCTGGTGTCATGCTATCGATCCCTGCTGGAGGGTTAGTGTTGACAATCCTGAATTTCAAATTAACCGGCCCAAGCAGCGGCTCCATACTCAAAAACCGCTTTGCAGCCGGTACAGCAAGCAACTTCGGAATGTCCCGGTCAGCCTCGGTTTGATTGCAGACCGTGGCGCCAAGCCAGACGTTTGGAGGCACGTTGTCTACCCATCCTTCGCGCTGTCCATGCACTGCGCGAAAACACTGCTCAAGCATCTCGGCAGCATTTCCAATTCGCTTGGTCAGCAGCAGGTGGATCAGGTTAGGAGTGTCAACAATCGCCCGCATGGCCTCATAGCGCCACCGCACAGGAACCTCGTTATCGAAAAAATCAGACAGTGAGTTGTGAAATACCCGCAACGGCAGGCCCAGACGCTGGGCCTTGCGGTCAAGAGCTTTCAGTGTGGTGTTTGCATTGGAAAACCGGTGCCGTGGCACACCAAGCCCCCAATCTACACCCCAAAGGCGTTTAGCCATAGCTTTGGCGTAGCAGTTGTCGCAAGCTGGCGAGACAGGGGTGCAAACAGTCCAATGGTTGACGGTTGCATCGCACCACTCGATTTTTGTGTTTTCGCTCATGCCTCAACCCAGCCTTTCCTCGCATCCCAGCGAATCAAGGCCGTCTGATAGGCATCGTCAGTGGCAAGGCGCAAAGTTGTTTTTCCAGACGGATCAGCATGCAGAACCATGTTGGCCGCTGATATCTGCACCTGGTCGGTGTCAACATCATGAGTACAAAAACGCAACACATCACGCCAGGCGCCCGTGGCATTGATCTGGAGCTTGACCTTGTTGGGGACAGCTTTTCCCGTCATGGCTTACCCCTGCAGCCGGTGGCGCACCACCGTTGGAAACGGGTTGTGCGCTGCGGGCCCGTCAATGCGCGGTACCGGCGCAAGATCCGAGGGTTGTTCCAGAAAGGTGGATCGGTCCTGGCCAGTCAGTTTCAAATACTCGTTTTCGACCTTGGCCGTGTCCACCAGCACGCCGGCCACCGTGGCCACGGCCTTGGCGCGCTCGATGTCCATAGGCTGCTCTTTGTTGCGCAGATCGGAGAGGGTGTCCAGGAGCGACTGACGCACCTGATCAATATGAGGATTGGACATGTTGTGTCTCCTTGATACGGTTAACTTGGCGGGTGATTTGCCCCTTGAGTTGGTACAGCGCAGCCAGCTCGGGGTTCTTTACCCAAATGGTGTTTTTGCTCATGAGCTGTTTGCGAGACACCAGCTCGATCACGTCCAGCGTGATTTGCTCCAGCACATGGGTGAAGCGACCTTCTTTGAAGACAACCACGTGGTTACGCGGTATGGCGCCGTTGGCTTCTTTCCATACCAGGCGGTGTTCGGCCTCCCAATTCAAAGCGCCGTTGGCACCTTCACGCACCTTGCGTTCCAGATAGCCTTCACTGTTGACCCGGTGCGCACCGAGCGGCATCCAGTTGGGTGGGCGCTGTCCCTTCACAAAACTGGTTGAGCTTGTGCGGCCTGGCAGCTTCTTTCCTTTTGTCCATGGCACATGGCCAGGCTTGAATCGCTTTTGTGCACCACGCTTGCCATCCAGATAGCCACCCATCACGCGCAAATATTCGGGTGACTTCTTGACACCCAACTTCTTTGCAATGCCCCAGACGGACTTTTCTGTATGGCGTCCAAGAATTCTGATAATTTCGGAATTCTTGGTGTCGGGATACAACTTGCGCACGATGTCCTTCTCGGCATCCGTCCAAAACACCTTGGGCGGCAAAATGCCACGGCTTTTGGTCATGCGGCACCGCCTTTCGCCTCAACCGAATCCACCACCCACTGAGCCGGTTTGCTTTTTGGAAAACTCACCTCGATCGTTTGCGCTACGGCCACCCGTTCGGCATGCTTTGGGCAAGTCGCTTCGACGTTGATGTAACCCTTTGTTTTTCCACCTCTGCGGTGCAACTGCACCCGGTAGGCCGTCAATGTCGGCGCACTCATGCCGCACTCCAATCCACCGCGCATCTAGTGTGCCCAGGCGCATCCAGAGCCGTCAGCAGCGGCACCATGGCCCGCATTTGCGAATCACTGAAGTGCGCAATATCAATGCCCAGCGCCTGCGCAATCGAACGCTCCAGCAGCGCGCCGCGGCTCTCGGCCCAGCCTGGCAGCAGCACAATGCACTCGCACTGCACCAGTTGCACCAACGCCATGCGCATATAGCCAGCCCACGTGCCACAGGGTGGGGTAGAGTTCTCAGCCGGGTTCAGCACTTCATGACCCAGCTCGCGCAGGCGCTTGGCCACGGCGTTGAACAACGGGTAGTTAAATTCGGGCAGGCCAGTCATTGGGCCAGCAACGTAAATCTTCATACCGCAACCTCGCCAATATCATCAGCCAACTCATAGCCCACACCTGGCAGATAGACCACCAGTTTGGCCGTCACCGCAGACTCAAGCGCGGCAAACACAGCCCACAACGGCACCCCCAGCGCCATGCAAATAGCGCCTGTCTTCATGGGTTGATTGCGCCGCAGCACTGCCAGCACCTGCAACCTCAACTCCTCCACTCGGTAAACCTGGTCACCCATCACAAACCCCTTTCCTTGATTGATTAAAAATCGCGTCTGGCCAAGCGCTGCATATCGTCTGCCACTGCAAAAATCAGCCGATACAGCAACCAGTTACGCAGCCGGCGCAGGTGCTTTGACCTGGCCATCAGAGCGGCTGGCATGGCATTGGTAGCTGTATGCAACGCAGCCCAAAACCGCATCTTCACAGCCGCCGCCCCATGACCTGCGCAGAGCGTGGTGCCACAAACAGCACCGGGCGCGTCTGCAGCCGCAGGCAACTCGCGCCCCTGGCCAGCCCAAACACCCGCTCCATCTGGTCCATGGCATCGCGGTTATCACGAGCCAGCACCCGCGCCTTGCGCCGGTGGCCAGCTTCATCGAAATGCGTTACAGCGAAGTACATGACTCAACCCCTTGCACAATGCTTTTCCACTGCAGGCGCAGCGGCTCCACTGCATCAGCCGCCTTGAGCAAAGCATGAGCCACAATCCTTGCTTGTTCTGGATCAAACCGAGCCCCAAAGCTGAATGACGCAACGTCTGCCGACAAATGCACCGCGGGTGGCGCAAAACTATTACTCGCATGGAAATAAGAAATCACTTCCACACGAGTTTGAAATGATTCACCATTCACGTCACTGGTAAACCCATGCCCATGACGTTCCCAGTGCGAATCCATCAGCGCCGCCACATTGGCAAACTTGTCTACATCCTGCTGCTCATCAAGCAAAGTAATTGACTCATCCATGACACACCCCCATTGAAAATCGGCGTGCATCGGCCTGGCGCATGCGACCACCGGCCACCAGCTGCAGCTCGCGGCCAAATTCCTCACGGCTCATTTGGGTGTAAATGCCGGTGCTGGCGATCGACGCATGCCCCAGAGCCAGTTGCGCCACCTTCAGTGGGTTATTGCCGCGCGACCGGCGGATGATGTTCACCCCACGGGTATGGCGCAGCCAGTGTGGGCTCACGCCATCAGGCAGATCGGCCAGGCTAGCCCAATGCTTCATGCGGGCTTGGAACGACCGCACCGACATATGCTCATGCAGAGCCTTGCCGCCGACAATGCCGCAACGTCCCCACAGCAGCGGGGCCACAGCACCCGGCTCCATATCAATACAGGGGCGCAGTTCAGCATTGAGATCAATCAGCGCCCCCAGACTATCGCGCACCGGGTTCGTCACCATGTATTCATGCGGCACCCGCTTGGCCTCGCGCTTAGCCTCACCCTCCTTGCAGGCAAAACCCTTGCCCTTGCGCTGATCCGCCCGAATGCTCAGCCACCCGGTTGCCAAAGCTAGCTCAGCCTGGCCCAGCTCCAACGT